GCAGCCAATTTAGATTGCTCGCCGTTCATATGTTTTGGTATCACAAAATTCATAATATACTCCAAACTTGGTAGCCCGAACGGGTTTCGATCCCGCTTCTCCGCCTTGAAAGGGCGGTGTCCTAGCCACTAGACGACCGGGCCATGGAGCGGAAGAGCGGATTCGAACCGCCGACCATCTCGTTGGCAACGAGAAGCTCTACCACTGAGCTACTTCCGCAGTGGAGGAAGCGGTGGGATTCGAACCCACGGTACCCGCGAAGGTACGCTAGTTTTCAAGACTAGATCAATCGACCACTCTGACACGCTTCCAATTTGGTGCGTCTAGTAGGCTCCGACCCTACGACCTCACCCTTATCAGGGGTGTGCTCTACCAACTGAGCTATAGACGCGAACAACAATGAGAAAGAACAAACTGGCGAGGGTGCACGGTAACGCTCCGTGTTCTTCAGTTTTGGAGACTGACGCATCACTTTAATGCTTCACCGACATAACTTGGCGATCTAGAAGGGACTTGAACCCTCGACCTCTCGCGTGACAGGCGAGTACTCTGACCAACTGAGCTACTAGACCAATGAACTCTTATTTATACCCCTTCTACACGATTCGCGCTTAATTGTACATGTTTGTTTTCAATTTAAATGACGTACAGCGTGATCAGCAGCATGAGTAGCAGCAAAAGCAGAAGGCTTGATCTTCGCGTCGAGGCCAAGAGAACCTTTCACCCAACCGAGTGCTTCCTTCACGGCAACACTCGACTTGTGCTTTGGATCAGAATTGATGTCAAGATGGATCTCCAAATGGCGATCACCAATCACATCAATGATTTCAGTGGCAGTCGCGACAGCATGTTGGACCTCAGTCAGCAGACGCTGTTTCAGGTTACCATAGTCAGGCATATCAATCGATTCGTGGAAGAGGCGGCAGCCTTTCTTCGAATCCATATGGACAATCACGACAGTACTGTACTTGGCATACCACTGCTTATTCTTTCGAAAACGAATCGAGTCACAACCAATATAGATTGATGAACTCTGACTCGAATCTAAAATCGCCTTCTTTGCTTCTTCAATCATATTACGTACTCAAAAATGGAGTCACGGGCGGGATTCGAACCCGCGGCTTTACGGATTTGCAATCCGTTGCATTCGACCACTCTGCCACCGTGACATGGTACTCCTACTTGGATTTGAACCAAGACCGTCCCCTAATCTGGGCTCCGGGATATAAATCCGGCCGCTCTACCTTTAAGCTACAGGAGTATGGTGCGCCGTGCAGGACTCGAACCTGCTGCCTCAAGATTAGAAGTCTCGCGCTCTATCCAGATGAGCTAACGGCGCATTAACTTTAGGCTATACGACCTATTCGATGAAGGAGGTTGGCTACCTGCGTCAACTCTGGAGAAGTCGTGCGTTCGCTTTCCTCGATACGTGTAAGCATATCCTTGTAACAATGAAGAGCTCGCTTGAGCAACTCCATGTCTGCTGGTGCAAACGTACCACCTTTCGCTTCATTTGGCATTACTTCGACTCCAACAACCAATTGTTGGCGGTATCCATCCAATCGAGTGCTTCGACAGGAAGAGATTCGCCTCTACGTTTTGCGTTCAGAAGATCACAGAATGTATCTTCTACAGCCTTCGGATTTTCCATTGTAGGAAATGCAAACAATTCAACTTCCATATTCACCTCCGTAGTATACTATATATTTAATTTATCGCGCGGTGTAGTCATAAACAGTGAAATGAGTCGCGTCGGCAATCAAACAGTCTTGCATCGCACGGTGGCGCGAACGAAGATAAGTAGTCTTATCGGTACGAGTCATTTCGCGGCCGATAGCGACGGTGCGAGGGCCACGATAACGAATACGGATAGTCGTATCGGAGGCACGATAAGCGGCACGGACTTCTTCGAGTTTTTCGATCGGAATCCAATAGGCCAGAACGGGATAATAGCTATCGGCAAGGCCTTCGGCCGGCGCATTGTAAGTGTTTTCAATTTGTTCAATGGTAAGAGTCATAATATATTCCTTTCAACTGATAATATCATCTTACACCGGTTTTAGATATTTGTACACCGGTATTTTCGGTATGGATGATTTTATTCAGACAACCATCGAGCGATAGAACCATACTTGAGATTGAGTTCATGCTCAAGAATCTCGAGTCCGTAGAATTCGAACTCTGCGGCGCGAATACCTTCGGCTTCGGCGATGATCTCGATCGCGCGTTCACGAGTTGTACCTTGAACGATTTGCATCGTCTCTTCAACGCGAGCAACAAACTTGTCGAAGTAGATCTGCTGATATTCAGCTTCGCTCTCGATCTGCTTATCAAGCATGTGCGAAAGAGCCTCGAAGTCGGTATCGAACTCTTCGATCGACGCAAACTCGGCGTGACGAGGACGGCTACCGTATACGTCCTTGTACAAATCAGAGTAGATGTCACCATCGCGGCTGTTGGTGGCGGCATTGATATCACGAAGAGTAAGCATGTCAATATTTCCTTTCATCATCATATACCCAGGATACAATGTTTTGACAATAATGTACACAAAAAAACGCGCTCAGAATCATCCAAGCGCGTTTTAGTTTTGATTTAAATCAATAACTTATTTAATAATTGGGATATTAAACGCTGCCAGCTTTTCAATCACTTCATCGATAGTGTCGAGAATGGCATCAGAACCGCGATCATCGACTGTACGAATCATCACTTTTCCACGATGCTCAACCACACCAATTAAAAGATCGAGATTGACAAGATACTTGCCACCTGTTTCGTTAATAAATTCTATAAACCTTACTGGATTGCTCATTTCTTTCTTCCTATATTATATTTTGTCACGAGACTCCATTCATTTTTTTCTTTGAATGGAAGGATCTTAATTTGGTTCAATGGAGTCTGAGGCTCTGTGATCTTTTCTTGATCAACAACAGCGATCAATCCCCAGTCGGAGAGAAGTTTGACTATTGTATTTCTTCGACCTTTGTCTTCTTCAGAGAAGTCTGAAGGTTTACCGTCAAGAGCAAAGAGCTCTTTAAAGTGGACGATATAATATTTGCCTTGTTTGTGCAAGATATGGCAAGACTGATAAAGAGTCTTGTCCTTACGAGAAGCCACGCCGATACGAGTCAGAGTTTCACGAACTTTTAGGAAATCATCCTCTTCGCCGAGCCTCACTTCAATTAAACTTTCTAAAACACTCATGTTTCACCCTTCTGAATCTTTTTCTTTATTATTTTTATATGTTCAGAGGAGAGGATATCAAGAGCTGCCTTGGCAGCACGGCGGTTATAACCGTAATACTCTGCAACCGCTTCGAGATCTCCATCCTTTTCTTTTTTCACCCACTTCGCAAAGCGTTTGCTAGGTCGTATGATATTTATCAAAAAAGAATATTGGAGTTTGTTGTCGAGGTGGTGGTTGCAGTTCATCATGTTTGCGGCATGGATACTATCCGCAAAGTAGGACAGAGAACGATTCGTTAGCCAAGGACTGTAAGTCTTCTCGGCGAGTGTGTCATTCTCCGTACCTTTCATCAGGTTCTTCTTGGTCGAGTTGATCGAACTTACGAAGTCGAACGGTTTCATCGCTACGGCCTTTCATTATCACGTCTGCAGACTTGTCAAAGAAATCTGCACACTTATCACAAATCTCAAGAGAAACCACACCTTCATCAGTATTTACCTGCATTTCGTGGAATGGTACACTCTTCAGATACTTATCTTCACAGACGGCACATGTTTTGTTTCGATTGAACCAGATCACAGAAACTCGCAGTCAGCCATGATCTCGGTCAGACATGCCATGAGGTTGATCTCAGGATCTGCAGCGAATGCATTTTGATACTGGTACTTTGCGAGGTGTAGCACCAACTGCGGCATGCTACCTTTACCAATATGATCTTCGGCCTTATCGAAGAAGGCACGGAAGAATTCGGTAGGTTCGATGTCAGACTCTCCAAGCCACTTACGAACGGCTGTGAAGTTCTTATCTTTCATGTAACCGATCAGCTTG